TTACGTCTATTAATTATTTTAAATATAATAAAGTTAGTGATATTAATGGTAGCTTACAGGATAAAGCATATCCTTTAATACTTGTTAAAAGTTCACCAAATACAAGTAGAGGAAATGTTAATAATTTTGGTTTACCAACTAGTAAAAAATATACCTTTGATATATTTTGTTATAATATATACAATGCGAAGGTACAAAAGACTAAGAGTCTACAGGATGCACAAGCAGAAGTTGATTTATACATAGATCAGTATATAGCAAAGTTTTTTGAAAGAAACATAGATGCTAGTAGAGGTTTTTTTGTAGTAGATAGAGAACAAATAAACGGTTTTTTAGCTCATGATGTTCATAATGATAAGTTAGTAGCAGCAAAGTATTCTATTTCAATAGGTTTAAATAGTTCATGTGATCAAGGTACATTTGTATTTTAATGGCTAAATATTCAAACATATTAAAGCTAATTATAAGTGAATTACAAGCTGAGTTAATAGGTCAAGGGCATAAAGCTACTGGAAGCCTTGTTAACTCTTTTGAAGGTTCTGTTTTAACTTTACCTAAATCTATAGTTATTCAAATTTTAATGAATGATTACGGAATATATGTAAATGAAGGAAGGAGAGCAGGATCTAAAAGAGTTCCTTTACAAGTTCTTATGAATTGGGTAGAACAAAGAGCAATAGCTTCAGGAAATAAAGAAGTAAAAAATGTTGCTTTTGCTATTCAAGAAAAGATATTCCAAGAAGGAAGCCCAACAAAAGGAAGTTTTAAATTTGCACCTAATGGAAGAAGAAAAGGCTTTATAGATTTTGTAATAGATAATAAAATAGATCCAATATTAAATTTATTAGGAGATGATGTATTTAAAGAATTTGATACTTTAGTAAGTGAAATTACAAAAGATTTTAATAAAAAGAATAATTAAAAATGGCAATAACAGCAATAACAACTCCTTCTTCACCAGCTTTAGCATATCAGCCTATTATATTTAAGTTAGAAAGTGATGAAGCAACAATAGTTAATTTAGTTATAGAGGTTGCAATTTCAGAAGATGGTGGTATTACTGCTCCTAGAGTAGCTGCTATAAGCGTTTCACCCGATTTAGGTACTGTTGATGAATTTACTTTTGATATTAATGAAGTAATTAAAAAACACGTTTCTTTTAAATTAAAGACAATAGGAGCAAGTGCAGTAATTAATGATGTTGATAATATACAATTTAGAATAAAAGCTTATGAAGTAGTTTTAACTGGTGGTGTTTTAGTTACTGCTTATGATCCTGATAATGCTAATAATGCTTCTTTTGATTATCAATCTAGTAATATTCCTTCATTTAATTGGAGAGAATCTCATTTTAGTTTAGCAACTTTTGATAAACAAAATTATAAATTAGATGGATTAAGTAAGAAGTTTTTAAGTGAAGCACCAACTACTAAAGATATAGAATTAGCATCTAATGAGTTCTTAGGAATGGCATGGACAGAATCTAGTGGAGGTGTAAAAAACTATATAATTAAGATTTTAACATATAACAATTTAGGAGCTTTATTAAATACAGATAATTTAAGTGTATCAGATTGGAATTCTATAGTAGTTTCTTCTCTTACTAATCCTTATTTAGATGTTCCTGTAGGTACTGCTAATTTAATAGCTATGGGTGTTAGTTTGACAAATGTAGCTAAATATACTATTCAATTAGTTAGTGATGATGGAATAAGAAGCGAAGTTAAAACTTATAATATAGTTGAAAGTTGTGGAACAGATGTTAGAATACATTTTATTAATAAGTTTGGAAAACAAGATAGCATTACTTTAAAGGGTAATGAAACAGAAACTATAGAATATAAATCTATTAACTATACAAAAGCTTTAAGTACTACTTATTCATCTAGTGATTATGGAAATGCAGTAATGCAAAATAAAACATCTAAAAGCTTTTCAGCATATTCTAAAAGTATAGGAAGAGATGTTATAAATTTTGCTAGTTCAATGCTAATTACAAAAATAGCATGGATAGAAATAGGTGGTAAATACTTTTCTATTTTAATAGAAGATGGTTCTAAATTAATTAGGAATAATGAAGATATGCCTATACAATTTGTTTTAAATTATAGTTTAGCTAATACTGAAAAAGGGCATAGAGGATAATGGGTGTAGTTATAAGAATATTAGATAATAGTAATAATGTTTTAGGTGATTTAGATTTAGCTAATTTTAAAGATTTTCCTTTAGCATTAACTAAGGGTATAGTTAACTTAGATAATTTAAAAGTTAGAACTGGTACTTTTTCTAAAACTTTCAAAGTACCTAATACTAAAAACAATTCTAAGCTACTTTCTAATGTAGATAATATAAATAGTAAGAAAGATTATAGAGATGCTTTAGGTAGAAAACCATGCGTTATAATAGTTGATAATAACCAAAATGATACAGGATTTTTACAAGTAAGTAAAGCTATTAATAAAGATTATTTTGAATTAATCTTTTTCGGTAATAATATTGATTGGGTAAAGAGTTCTAGTGAATTAAAACTAAATTCTATAGCATGGAATAATAATACTCAAATATATAATGAAGCAGGAATAACTACAGCAAATTCAGCAACTTCTGATACTTATGATCATGCATACCCATATATTTCTAGAGGTGGAAATGCATCTAATGGTTTTGCTAGTGTAACAGATTTTTATCCATGTATGTATTTAAGAAGCATATTAGAACGTGGATTAAATCAATTAGGATGGAATCTTAATAGTTCTTTTTTAATTAACAATGATATTAAAAAGTTAGTATGTGATTTAAGCAATAGTATGAATGTTGCAGATAGCGTTATAGATCAATCAAAAACTAGAGCGCAATTTACTTCTGATGTTTTAGATTATGGTGGAGATATAATTTTTAAATTCGATGATGATTCTTCTGCACCTAACTATGATAACAATAATAATTATACAACATCAACTGGAGTTTATATAGTTCCTTCTAATGGTAGATACAATATAAACGTATCTATAATAACTGATAATTGGAATATAACAGGAATTGGTAATAAAAATGTAACAATTAAAATGTATTCGGGTTCAGGTAGTTTTATTATATTGCCTAATCTTTTAAAAGATATTCAAACTAAATCAATATCTACAACACAATCACAAACTACAACTTTTAAATTATCAGCAATATTAACACAAGGTGATAAGGTACAAATAACTCATGATTGGACACCTAACCCATCTTCTAGTTTTAATTCAGAAGTTAAATTTAAAGCAGGTACATTTTTTGATATTCAAAGAAGTCCTAAATTATCAAAAGGAGATACTTTTAGTTTAAGTGAATTAATACCTGATAGTGTTAAGTTAATAGATGTAATAAATGATTTTACAAGAATGTTTAATATTTATTATTGGACTGATACAAAAACTAAAACTATATATTTTGAGCCTAGAAATGATTTTTTTAAACCTATTACAGATTCTTTAGATTGGACTGATAAAATAGATTTTAGTAAGAATTATGAAATAGACTACATTAATACATATAAAAGAAATGTAGAGTTTAAATATAAAGAACTTAATAATGATGAATGGCTTAAAGGATGGCAAGATGTAAATAAAAGAATTTACGCAAGATATAACTATGTTTTACCTGATAGATTTGCTGAAGGAACTGATACAATAGAATTAGGTTTATTTAGTGCTTCTTATGGTAATGCTTGTTTAGAAGTTTCTACAACTACTAGTGCAGATACATCACCAGTTAGTTTAAAAATATGGAATGAATATATAAATACAGGATTACCACCAACAGATAGAATAAACTCTTATAATCCTAGAATATTCTTTTTTAATAATTATTTTCAATATTCTACAAGTGGAGCTAATAAACTTATTAATTTATTTGGAAATATTACTACCGGAGTTATTCCTTCAGGAATATTTGAAACATGGAACAATTTAACTAGCCCAATGAATTTAAGCTTTACGGGTGCAGATGGTTTATTTAATACTCACTATGCTAATATGTTTAAAAATATAGAAGATGGTGGAAGGCTTACAGCTTATATTAAATTAGATGATGTTGATATTAATAATTTAGATTTTAGAAAATTAGTTTATATATCTACTCCTTCAGAAATAACAGGTTATTACATAGTTGAAAAAGTACAAGATTATAAACCTTTAAGCGATGGAACAACAAAAGTTAATCTTTTTAAGTTTGAGGATTTAGGAAATGTAGCAATAGATGCTAATCAAAAAGGAAATAACGGAAATAGTAATAACGGAAATAATCCAGTTTCACCTAATCCTGTTTATGTGGTTAGTAATGGGCAAATAATAGAAGTATGTGTATTTGACCAAATAACACAAAATTTTGAA